CGCCGTCAGGTTTGCCGATGTCGAGATGACGATCTTCTGGACCGCCATATCGGTACACCAGAGGTTCGGCGTCGATTGGCTCGGCAGCTTGGCATAGAGGTCAAATTCGGCCAGGTCGATTGGTGTCATAAAGATCGGCTGCGCCGCCGGCAGAGTCGGGGCGGGGTAGAGATACCAGGCCGAGCGGGTGACACCGCGAGCCCCGGACGAACCCGAGGTTCTGAGGTAATCGAGCGGCAGGGAGTAGGGTCCGCTGCCGAACAGCGAGGTCAGTTGCGGATCGAAGTTGAAATTGAACTGGCCGCGCGCAAGCGCAAGGTCATGCACCTCGCAGAGGTCGGACAGGATCGCGTTGAGCCCGTCGAGACCCTGCGGGGCCATGCCGCGGCCCTTGGCAATCTGGTTGGCCCGGTCGATGATGGCCGCCGCGGTGAGCACATCTACTCCGCCGCCATATTAGGCTGAAAAGCGTACTCAATCCCACAAATCTTGATGATTCCCGCTCCCAAAGCCCAAATTGGCGCAACACTCGTGAGTGTCTTCCAATCCTGCCACGAAGATACGGTTACACGATGCGGCATCGGCAATCCTCGCAAGGCCCGAGAGGACGCATATTTAAGCGTTTCTTCAAAGAGAATGTTGCTCATTCCGCCGCCATCTTCGATGGCTCAACGTCATCGAGGTCGAGCGGCTCCTCGCCGCGCAGCAGCCTCTTCCAGAACGGGATGCGCTCCTCGCAGCCGACGATCTGCGCCTCGATCTCGAAGATGCGCCCCTCGATCTGCGAAACCGCACTGAGTTCCTGCGGCGCCGCCCGTGTCGCATCTGCATCGCGCCGGCGCGAGGGGAAGTTCGCAACCTTCGAATCAATCGTGTTGCGCGTTGCGACCAGCTTCGCCTTTTGCTGGGCAAGCAGCTTGCGATTGGAGAGGAGAGCGTTCTGGTCGAGGCGTAGCTGCTCGAAGGCGTCCTGCCGACGCGCGGCAGCGGCAATCACATCGAGCTTTTTGTTCAGGTCGGCAAACTCGATATCGTCTCCAGCGGACAGCACGAAATTAATGCCCTTGCCGCTCGGCCCGATCGGGCTCGAAAAGCTGATCTGCATCCCCGGTATTTCGACCGGCCGCACCACCGTCTTGTCCTCGCCGCTCATGCCGATGTCCTGTTGTTGATGAAGCCGGTCGCCGTCTGGCGCAGCCGCGATAGCCGCCCGCGCCCCTGGAAATCGAGCTCGTTCTGATGGGCCAGCCACTCGATCGAGCGGTAGCTCTCGTACTCGGCCAGTGTGCCCGTAACCTTCTGGCCGTGATAGAGGAGGCGCCCGTCGATGCGCACGCCCTCGTCGATCAGCATCCCCGAATTGCCGGCCTCGGGCATATTAACGACCCACGAGACCTTGCGATTAAGCCGCTCTCGCTGGGCGGCTGCGGCGAGCTGCTCGGCAGGGATGAGCCCGGCTACGGCCTGAGCATGGCGCTGCGCCCGATGCGCCGCCAGCTTCTTTGCCGCGGCGTGCTTCGCTTCGGCGGCGCGCTTGACCTCAAGCTCGTAGATGACGCGCAGATCGGCGTCCGACAACACCGCCCGCGTCTCGGCATCCTGAGCCGCGAGAAACGCCTCGAACGGATCGGGAAGACCGGCCGCCGGCGGCTCGGAAATCCCAATTCCGTCGTCCGCCTCGGTGATCGGCTGAGGCGCCTCGCCTTCGCGCGGCACGGCCGGCATAAGGGTCGGCTCCGGCTCGGACGCGGCGGCGGCCGCAACTCTCGCCTCGGCGGCCTCAAGCCGCTTCAGACGATGGCGCTCCGTGGCCGCAAGCGAAGAAGCTCGGCGCTCCTCCTCGGTCCATTCTCTCGGCATGAAAACTCCTTACACCAAATGCCAGGGTCCGGCCGAAAGACCATAAGCGGTCACGAGAATGACCTGCCCGGAGACCGAATCCACCGCAACCGCATCGCCCGGCCGGAGCACAAGCGGATCACTCCCCCGGTTCGGCACATAGAGGAGCCCTTCCTTGACGAAGGCGCCGCTGCCGCCGATCTGCGCAACCGGATGCCGGGGATTCACATCATTTTTGATAAGCGCGTTGATCGCCGCAACATCAGCCGTAGGCGTCGCCATACCATTCCACACCAGCGCGGAAAGGCTGGTGTTGGCGTTGGTGCCGAGTGTTTGCAGGGCCATTTACGGGCTCCCGGTCTGCCAGGCGTTGATCTGGGCAAGGATGTCCGCCGTGATGAGCGGCGTGCCGGTCGCCGCCGCGAAATCGCTGGCGATGGTCTGCAGCGCCGTCAAAAGGTTCGCCTCGGTGATCGCGCCCGCCGTGCCCGGCACCATCGTCGCATCGTTCATGAACAACATCTGCCCGTTGCCGAGCGAGCCGTTGCCCTGCGGCAGCGGGCCGACGCCGGGATTGTTGGCCTGCGGCTGGCCCATGAGGACGGTGCCGGTGCCGGCCCCGACCTGCATGATGCGAACCTCGACTTCGATTCTGACTTGGCTCATGTGACGGCCTCCTAATTGAACGCGCCGGTGTTGCTGGCCGAGCACTCGATGCGGGCCATCTTTCGCTGGTCGAGGATCGTCCACCCCTCCATGAATTTGTACCCGATCACGCGGAGCTGATCGAGTTGGTCCGCCTTATCGGCACCGCTCGGGCGCAACCACTGGACGCCTTCCAGCTTCAGGCAGGCGAAGGCTTCTCGCCCGAAGATATAGACGGGGTAGACGGTGACGCCGCTGGTCGGCGCGGCCGGCGGGATCATCTGGGCGCCGAGGCCGGTGATCGTCACGACGGTCCCGGGCGGGATCTCGATCGCCTGGCCCGCGAACGAACCCCCGGTCGGGCCGGAGGTGGTGAGGCCCAGTTGCGATGGCAGCGCGCCCGAACCAACGCCGACATAGACCGCGTAAGTGAAGCCTGTGGTCGAGGGCACCGTGACCTGGATGCCGCCGGTCGTGACCGAGATGTCGGCGGAAAGTTGCGAAATCCGGCTCTCGTAGAATTTGGAATCGTCCCAACCCGTCACGACAATCGTATAGGTGCCGGTGGTCAGATTCCCGACAGCGTTCACCCCGGTCGGGGCATCGGTGCCGAGCCAATTCGGGGCCATGTTGGTTTCGCAGAACGTGATCCCGCCCCAGTAGCCCATCTGGTTGATGTAGAGGCGGTCGACATCCGACCGGCTCCAAGCGTTGACGACGGTCGGGTTGTTGCGCAGATCCTCCAGCGGGAAGATCGAGGCAACGGCGACATAGTGCTCGACGCCCTTGATCGTCTTCTCGGAATTGCGCGCGGTGTAGTCAATCGAGCGTTCGACGGTCTCGCCGGTCTGCCCGTTCCATTTCTGCGCGCCGAGATTCGAGAGGTTGGCGTAGGTCCGGTTGACATCGGTCGGGTTGAGGATGTCGGTAGCCGCGAGGCTGGCGCGCGATCCCACCGCGTTCGCGTAATTGATCTGCGTTCCGGCATTCATGTTGACGAAGCCGTTACGCTCCTTCAACTGCGCGAGCTGCATCCCGAGCTGCTTCCCGGCCGCGCGCATCAGATCCTGTTGGGTCGTGATCGTCGCAACATCGGTGCCGACCCAGCGCCCCGCCCACTGAACGGCGGTGCCGGTGACTTGGGTGAAATCGAGGCTGTTGGGATTGGGCGGCACGCCTTCCGCGGTCGGGAACCGCGGCAGGTTCATGTAGTTCCAGCGGAACGCCTCCCACTGGACGCCGCGGCCGTGCGGGATCGTCTTCTTGTCGGAGAACTGATAGAGGACGAGATACCGCTGGGTCTGCTCCATCGCCTCTCGGGCGATGAACCGGGTCGTAATGCCGGCATACTGATTGCTTTGATTTGGGGTCGAACCTTGGGCCATGCCTCACGCCTCCCTTATGCGGGGGCGCGGCGGCCTCCCGCTACAAATCCCAGAGATTGAGTCCTCGGGCCGCAGCATCGGCCAGCGCCGCCTCATCGGCCTCCCGGCTGCCGGGCGCGGGCCTGCGCCCTCCCGGCGACACGTTGCTGCGCGCCCCGGTCGGCTGCGTCCGCTGCTGAGCGATACGCGCGGCGGCCCCGTTACGCTGGGCCGGTGCTGCCCGCGCAGAACGCTCCAACACGTCATTGCCAACGAGAAATTTGAGAATGACCTCGCGATCCGGGTTACGGCCAGCCGCACGCTCGGACGCCAAGGTCTGCTCGACCTGGGAGCGGTATTGCTGGTGAACCCTCGATGTACGCGCCGCGATGTCATACGCCTGTTTGTCCGCCCTGTCGTTCGACCTGAACTCGATCTGCTGTAGCGCCGTTCCTACGTTCTGCCGCTCCCGTGCGACGATTGCCTGATACGCCTGCGCCGGAGGCATCAACTCCAACGACGCATAGAACTCCTGCTCCGCCCTCGCTTGCGCCTGGGGGTCGACCTGTCGCGCCTGCATTCCCTGTTGGAAACCGCGCGCCTCGGCCAACTCCCGCTCCAGGCGGGCCGCCCTTTCCTCCGCCTCCTGCCTTGCCCGGCGCTGGGCCCTGATGACCTCGGAGCCACCGCCCGAGCGCCTGGGAGCCGGAGGCTCGTCGGCTACTTCATCTTCTTGCCCTTCTTCCCCTTCTTGCCCATCGGCATCGACTCCATCCCCGCCATCCGCATCGGCATCGGCTTGGACATCTTCGACTTCATCTTCGGTGGCATCTTCCGGGCCAAGGACTTCCTCCTCGGGTACGTCAACAGGATCGGCGACCTCGCCGCGTGTGCGTGCCATTCTCTCTCCTCGGGGTGCGTTCCCCCGCTCGTTGCGGACTGCGATCGCCCGC